TGGCCGAACCGCTCTTTATGTCTTGTCTTAGAGCCTCAAATCCGCCAAGCTTTCCTGTAACGCCTGCCCTGACTGAACTAGACAAGTTTTTGCCTAGAGCGGCATTGGCACCAGCAATTAGTTTGTCGAGTTCTTGCAGTGCGGGGTTTATTTCTGGCATTTCAGGCACAGCTATGTTTCTTATTTGTTCTTCTGCATCAGCGATTGCTTGGTCCCTGCGTGAGTTAGTGACCTTGCCTACTTCAGTAGCTAATGTTGACTGAAAAGCTTTATTGAAAGCTTCTGCCATTGCGTAAGCTGCGGCTTCTAGTTTTTCCTGCTCTGACAAGATGCCTTCAATAAGACCGTCAACCAAGTCAATACCAGTGCCGTACAGCGTCGTGGCTACTTCTTCGCCAAGGTCTGCACCGAGCTGGTTTATCTCGGCAAAGATTGTGCTTATCTCGCCGACAGTCTCAGAGCCACCATCTACAAGCGCCTGAGCTGTTTGCCCACCTGCTTCTACGCCGGACTGAACTAGCTGGTTAAATAGCTGCGGGTCAAGCCCCATGTCGCGAAGTGTTCTCAGGTTTGCAGCAAAGTCTCTAGCTTTGCTCGCCATGTTCCTGAAGCCGTCAAGAAGCCCTGCGGTCTTGTCCTGCACCTTTTGAATGGTTTCTTCGTAATCGCGAGTGACCACAACGTTGAAGGCTCGTAGGCTCCCAGCAAGGCTCACAACGCTTCTAGTGACCTCTGTGATGGTCCTAGTCTCTGTTTCGTCCTTTAGTTGCCCAAAGATACTTGTGAGGCTCATAGCCCCCGTCAGAGCCGTCTTGTACTCATCTATAAGAGCTTGTGACAACGAGTAGCGACTTGCCATGTCGTCACGCTGGCGCTGTATAGCTTGTAGGGTCCTTAGCTCTTGCTGGGCAAACTTACGAAGCTGGTTGTAGCCTGCCTCGAACAAGTCTCCATTACGGAACGCTGACTGCAATGACCGCTCTATGTTGTCTAGCTGAGATACGACAGCCTTTTCAAAGCTGCCCATCTCTATGGCAATAGTTGGCAAAACATCGAAAGTAGTTAGTAGGTCGGTAAAGCTTAGCTTCAGGTCCTCGGCTTGCTGAACGATGTTGGCTACTGTTTGGTCTAGTTCCTTGTTTACAGCGGCTACAGCCTCTTCGTACTCAACCCATGCAGCAGCAGCGTCAGCAAGCTCCTGAGCGCCAGCAGCGGTCCTGTAGAACATCTTTTCAAGGTCTGCAAGCGAGATGATGCCTTGCTTTATCTGAATCCAGATGTCCATGAAGTTTTCAGAGCCAAGGATTTGTTCAATAAGACCCTTTGAGCCTGTCATCTTTTGGAGCTGTAATCTTGCTGTTTGCTTGTTTACTTCTTCCTGCAAAGAGTCAAAGAACTTCTTTACATAATCTACTGCTTCTTTTTCTGGGGTAGAAGAACCTCCTGTAGGTCCACCGCCCTTCTTGCCTAGATTAGATGCAAGAAGTGCCTCAAGTGCTGCTTTCTGCTCGCCTACGTAGACAAGACCAGAGTAAGGCAGCATCGCCATGTCCATAGCTGCGATTTTAGCAAGACGACTAATCGCACCGAATATCTCAGCCCAGTTAGGCTTTGTCAAGAAGTATTCAATCTGCGATGCGTTGAAGCCCATCAGTTCAAACTGGTCTGCGGCCTTACTCTTTTGTGCTTCCTCACCTATCTCAGCGAATATTCCCGGTAAACCAGTAAGTTTGCCGAATGCTTCATCGGCATAATACCCAATCTCGTCAAGTGCGATTTGAAACGAATAGAGTGGAGGTATGGCTTTTTCTACTGCTTTTACAAATTGCGGAAAGAATGATTCTGCCGGAACTGCTGCCTCGGTAAAACTAGCAAAAAGTTTGTCAAAGTTGACAGTACCGGTAATTCTACGGAATGCGCGTTCTCCGCGTACCAAGCTTTCAGTTAAGTAATCTACCCCGTCGCCTAATTGCTCAACTGTAGATGCAGCCCTATTCTTAACTAGGTCAGTGAAGAACTTAACAATAGCGTTTCCATTTAGCGCATCGCCAAAGTCTTTTGCGTGTAACGTTGCGGCAGCTATTCGTGCTGACCAAGTATCAAAAAATTGAATTGACAGTTCCAGCACAACGTTCAGTGCCTTTAAACCTAGGTTGAGAGGTCCTGCTATAAGAGAAGCAATTCCGCTTAGCAGCTCTATAATTGGCTGCGCGCCGACGATAAGGTTTCTTAGAGTTTCTGCTAAGGTCAGGAAAAACGGCGAGAGGTTTTCAACTCCATCAGCCAAAGCTTCAGAAACCTCTACTAACTCTGGTCCGATGTCTTGAGCTATATCTGCAAGTCCGTCAGTGACCTTGGCGATTGGCTTCTGTAGTGGCTCTCCAAACGCGATTGTAAGGTTGCTAGTAATTGCACTTAATCTTGACTGTGCAACGTAGAGCGTGTCGGCAGCTCTAGTAAACGCTCCGACTGAATCCCCGGCTCTTTCAAATAGAAGCGTTAGACGTGCTGTTGCTTCAGCGTTTGCTCGCTCAGCTCCCTCTAGGTCGCCTAGCCCTTGAGAAGCAAGATAAGCGTTTATCTCGTTCTGCTTCATGGCCACACCGAACTTCTCGATAGGGTCATACTCGCCACGGAACAGAGCGGTGATAGCTAGTAGCGCATCTTGTAGCTCGTAACCATAAGTTGTAGCAAGGTCCTGAGAAAGCGTTATAAGGCGCTGAGTCTCACCAGCAGCCTCGTCAACACTGAACCCGTACTGCTTTAGAACGGAACCTAGAAAGACCGAAGCTTGAGCGGCTTGGGACTGTGATATTCCGTAACTTTCTACTTCCTTTGTAAAGTTCTCAAGAACCGGAGCAACTTCCTCAAAGGTTTGCTTTAGAGCAAGTATGTTTCGTTCAAACTTCTGGGTCTGCTCTACCGCGTTGACCACAAAGGCTTTTGAGCTTGTTATAGCCTGAAAAGCGCCGAACGAGCCAGCAGCTACACCTATCTGCTTTGCTAAGGCACCAAAGTCCTTGCCTGCGCCTAGAACGGCTGTGCGCGCTTGATTTAGTCCTGCGCTTTTAAATACCGACGCAATGGTCAGAATAATTGGGGCTGCCATTAGAGGGCCGTCCTTCTGTTGGTTTCGAGTACAACCATGTTTATTAACTTTTCAACATTCTTGCGATGAGTCGGCCTGTGCTTTATGAATGCCGGGTAAGCATAACGCGAGCCTCTACTGCTTCCTTTACCCTTGGCTTTTGACAGGTTTTGCACAAAGTTGTTGCTGTTTGTTCCGTTTATTTTGTGAGTCCTTGTAACTATGCCTCGTCCAAACAAGTCTATTTGATAAGGGCGAGTTTCGTATCTGCCTTGAGAATACATTGATTTTCTGCCACGCCCTGCCATGTCAGCAAGGATTAGAGGCGCTTTCTTTACCCTGACACGAACGATTGACAATTCACCATCTCTACCCAACTTGAGTTTGGACAAGTTTCTGTTTGCATTTCTGTTCTTGTAGTTCACATCAATACCAGCAGCAGTGTTGATTGAAAAGTAGTTGTTGTACCAAGACAGACGCCCGTTGTCACCGTTTAGAGTATTGAAGCCGTCATAGTACCGACGACGGTTTGCATTTGGTGTTGACCAACTGTTTTTAGGGTTGTCTTTTCTAGGTCCGAGTGGACCACCGGGTCCTACTTTTGAAAACGCGTCTCTGATTTCATTTCTAGCTGGAATACCAATCTTGCGTGCTTCGCGCTTTAGCTTTAGAAAGATGTCTGGGGCTACTTCTTTTAGCTTGCGCTCTAGCGCAGCCATATCTGTCATTTCAATGGAACCCTTGTTGCCGTTAGTACCAAGCACTCTAGCTAGGTCGTAACTGCCAACGTCGCCGTAGGAAGAAACCTTACCGAATCCTGTTGCGGCTCCAACCATGTACGAGCGACCCAAGCCACCTAGCAAAGCTGCAAATACCACAACCACCGCCTATCTTCTAAGTCAATTCTACCCTAAGAGAAAACCCCCTCCGGAGAGGGGGCTTCTTCAGTTCTTAGGAGTGTTTTTTGCAACCATCCAACGGTACATAGTCCACAGCATTCTGTCGTCTAGCTGCATAAGCTCTCTTGGCGAGATGCCTGTCTCAACTGCTATACCTGCGATATACCAATGAGCAGAGCTTTCGCCAAGACCCTTTATTTTGGGTCTGCTTCACTCTCACCGACGCCATCTACAGTGTCTAGCCATTCTTCATAGTTAAGCTTTGTAGACTTTGTTCGCTGCTCTGAGTGCCACGCTAGGAACAGCAAGTGTCCTAGGCGCTGCTCAGATGCAAGCTTTCCGACTGAAATGTTGAACTTGTCCTCGAAGGCAACCAAGTCAGACGTGCTGGCTGTAATTGACTTCTCGGTTCCATCCGCGAATTTGATAAGTAGGTTGAATCGCATTTTAGTTTCCTTTTCTTATGATGTAGCGTAAGTGATGGCACCTGTGGTCGGAAACGATACTGAAAAGGTTCCGAGGTCGCCTACTGCACCTGACACGGGTGTGAAACTTGTAATCAAGCAAGAAACCGTGTAAAGAGGCGTGTCCGTGCCGGCTGCTGTTCCGTTACCTGCTACTAGTGTAAAGACCACTACAGTTCCTACTGTGTCTAGAAACAGCGTGGATACAGCGTCTACGCCGAAGTCCTGATGGAAGTCGAGCGAAAGAGTCCCAGACTTAAGTCCACCGATTACCTCAGTGAAGCCACCAGAACCAAAGTCCGTTGTCTCAACTTCGGCTGCGTTAATAACCAACTCTGCGCGGGCGCAAGCAGTTGAGATATCTTCACCACCCATTGTCACGTTTGTCGCGGTTACTACGAATTTTGCCATTTTATTTCTCCTTTTATGCCAAGACGGTGACTGTGAATTCAGCCGCCAAATAGTTCTGGTCGTTTACGGTGATAGAACCCATTCCGCTTGAGCGTTCAACCCGCAGGTCATACACCTCGCCAGAAAGCGTCTTATCTGATTCTATCGCAAGTTTCACGGACTGACTTCCGGTGGGCTGGCAATAGGCATCTAGCTTTCTCTGCATCTCACGCTCGGCTGCACGCCCAACGATTACTGTTACAGAGAAGTTGTATGTAGTAAGACCGCCCTGCATCGCTCCGTCGTAATCTACGCTCTCTAGGACGATGATGCCGATAGGCGGCGTAGGGTTGTCAGGAATCTCAGCAGCCGACCTTAGCCCGCTAATTGTTCCTAAGTTTGTTGCCATACGCGTGCGTATAACTGTTAGGTCTGCCATTAGGCCATCCGCATCTTGCGGTAAGGTCCTAGAAGCGCCTCTATGTCCGGGTCAACGCGACTGACTCTTACAATTCCAATGTCACCGAACCCGGCAACTCCTAGAGGACTGTCGTAGCGCTTGAACTGTCGTATTGACAAAAGGTTGCAGGCTTGCTTTACGTCTACAGGGATTGATGTGCCGTAACCGAATACTCCTGTTACCTGAACTGTGGCTTCTTCCATCACCGATGGGAAAACATAATCACCGATTGCGCGAATGCGTGTAAAGGGACTGTAGTAGCTACCAGTTAGTCCGTTTAGAGGTTCTAACTGAAGGTCTGTTGCTTCCCAAGTGATGTTGAAGGTTCCATTGGCAGCGGAAGAAGTTTTGAGAGTTGTGAGTGTAGACAGGTCATCTATTGTGCATAGATAAGAGCTTTCGGGAGTAAATACCCTAGTAGCAGTCGTGCTTAGGAACACGCGCTCAGTATGTGTATCTATTTGACGCGAAGCGGACTCTACGCAAGTTTCCAAGAGTGCATCGTCTACATCATCAGTAATGCGAAGAATCGCCTTTACTTCTGCCAGAGTTGTGTAGCCATCAGTAATTGCCATGTGTCTAGTTTACCTTTATCAGCCGTGCAAGACAAAGCCCCCATGGAACCTACAACCATGAGGGCCTCGACTTATTTCGTGAGATTAGCTTGCGCCACCAACGAAGTGCTTGATTTCGGTGTTACTGGTCAAGTCGCCGTCAACACGAAGAAGGAATCTCCAAGTGGTTAGGTCGTTCTGGAAAGCGAACTCGGTTGAAGAAGCAACGTCTAGCCCACCTGCAAGGCGAACCTTGTAGCTGTCAATAGAACCTGCGATAACGGACTTTGCGTCAATAGCGGAGTCTGCCATGTGTGGGTTCTCTAGTACGTTGAAGCCAGCAAACGTGTCCTGACCTCCGGGTCCTACCTGAGAGATGTTGTATAGGTAGTTTCCAGCGGTGTCCTTTAGCTTGCGAGCAGCACCGATTGAGCTGGTGTTCATCATCAGCGCGAAGCTTGGCTTGCGCCTCGTAGCTGCATCAACCGAGTACAGAAGGTCAATTAGGTCGTCAGCACTAAACGCACCAGCTACACCAGTTGCTCCGGTAACTCCTGCACCAGAAGCGGTTACGATACCTCTTGGCTTTGAGGAACCGTCGCCTACGGTTAGTGCTTCGTTGACTGCGTAACCCATTCCGTTACCAGCTTGCTGAGCCAAGTGTGCGCCCAAGTCGAAGCCTGAGTCGGATACTAGTTCGTTTGCGGCTTGGATTATGCCACCATATTTAAACGATTGTAGTGTGATGCTTGAGTAGGTAGGCTCAACATCGTCAAGCTCTGCCCCGGCACCCTTTAGGGTCATTGCGGAATAAGAACTCAAAGTTGGGATTGTCAAATCTTCGCCAGAGGTTGTCTGGATGATTTGTGGAACCTCAAGCATTGGTCCTACTGCGCGAGCAACGTCAAACACTTCGTCGTAGAACGACTTTGGTACTGTGTTTGCAGAAGGCACGAGAACTGCACGTCTTTCAAAAGTGTGTCCACGCTGTTCACCCATCGCAAGTGCGCGAAAGATGTCAGACGAAGAACGTTCCTCAGATACCGAAGGGATAAATCCTTTGGCAGCTACGGATGCTTCTAGGGCGCGTGACTCGCTGCGTGTTGCAGCAGTGATAGTCTCGTCAGCTTTTGAGATGTCAACTTCGATTGCGTTGATTTTTGATAGTTCAGCAGCGTCAAGTCCGCGAGCCTCTGATTCTGCGAAGTCAATGACTTCACGAACCTGTGTAATGAGGTTGTTGCGGAGTTCCTGCTGAGATTTGATAAACTCAGACATTGTGTCTCCTTAGTAATAATTGACAGATGACAGTCGCGTTGACGCTGACCGAATACGGCAGAGCTAACTCACGTCCGTTAGTTCAATTTTAGTAGAAGTTTCCACAGGGTAAAGGAAACCCCCAGAGAGAAGGGTAAATCTCTGGGGGGAACCCGCCTGAATGCGGAGTGAGACTACCGCGTCTCGTCAGCCTTTGTTATGCGGGTTTCTTTTGCTGGCCTGTCGAATTTGGCTGTCTGAACGACTTTGCCTTCACTTTTTACAGCGTCTAGGTCAACTTTTACGGTATCAAGTGCAACTATTGCATCGGCCCACTTGCCTGCAAGGTTGAACACATTACCAGACTCAGGGTTTCCAGCAACCTCTAGGATTGCTTTTTTGATTTCATCTTTGGTTGCCATGTTAGTTCCTGTCCATTAGCTGTAGCTTCTTTTTCTTTAGCTCAAGCATTGCCAAGTCGTGAGCGACTTTTTGCTCTGCTTCTAAGTCTACTTCAGGTTCGACTACTGCTTCAGTCTTGGCTTCGGGTGCAAGGGTTGTTATAACTCTGTTTAGCATCTCTTGCTCGTCGCCAGTGATGTTCAAGCCATCTTCAAGCTTGCCTAGGGCGTCTGCTAAAGCCTCGACGTTTACATCGGCGCGCTCAGCAGCTTTCTGAAACTTACGGACTGACACCGTACCGCCTGTTGCGGTATAGGCAGGCCAAGCTACTACTGAAACTTCGTGAAGCCTGACTGAACGCAAGGTACGCTCTGAGCCATCGTTAGACCATGTATCCCCACCTTGAGGGACACTAAAGCCAAAGCTCATCGCATCTACATCCCCACGCTTTAGCAGCTCTGCTACATCACGTCCGCGAGAAGTATGTGGGAGCATACCTTCTACCTTTAGTCCGCGGTCATCTTCGCTCAGTGTCATTGTGCGTGCGCGAGTAGAACCTAGTATCTCGCCTGAGTCGTGGTTCCACAAGAACTTTATGTCGTTGCGAGCGCTTAGTGAGCGCTTGAAGGCGCCTTTAGCAATTCGCTCAGTAAACGGTAGCGGCTCAGAAGGGCTGTCAAACAAGGCGGCATACCCAGTGAAGTGCATACCGTCGCTTTCTTCGCGTACTTCAAAGCCAGCGGTATTGACGCGCTGTTCCATCTTAGGAGTCATGTTGCCTTTCAGCTTTTGTACTTCTTTTTTAAGTCTACTTGTACGGGCGTCACAGACTTGACAGTCTCCTGAACAGTCTTGACAGGGGCCACTGGTAGAGGCTTGGTCACTTCCGGCTTCTTTACTTCTGGCTGCTTGTTCGTTGACGGCAACTTGGAGCCGTTTGGTATTAGTGCCATTGGTTTCTCTTTCCTTTATTGTCATTAGAACTACCTTATAAATCTTCCATTTGTAGCTGGACTGAATCCTTGCCAGTGTGTGAGATTGCTGGCAGTCCAAGCTTTGCCATAACATCGGCAGGGTCAAAGCCAATCTGAATAAGCTGCTGCGCCATCTCGACCTTTGAGTTCATGGCGCTTAGGTCTGCTGCGGCTATGTTTACGCTAGCAAGCGGTACACGAACGGTATCGGCTGATTCGTCAGCTATGGGCGTCAGGTCCTCAAAAGACCTAACATCGTTTATCGAGTAGACACCAGCTTGCAATAGCGTGCTGTAAGCCTGCGTCCGAGCGGTCACATCTGCTCTGAGAAGTCCGCCTAGGCTTATCTTTACAAAGGATGCTTCTAGACCTGTCTCCTGAGAAAGCAGTCCAGTAAGTGCGCCCTCTATCTTCTGAGCAATCGGTCTAAGAGTGTGTGTGACAAAGGCTATGTTGTTTTGCTCGACTGAAGCATAGGTGTTGGTTCCCGGTAGACCTAGAAGGTGAGGCGGGATGTTGAAGGCTCTTGCAACGTCCTCTACTGCCATTCTGCGGCTGTCTAGGAACTGAGCTTGGTCGTTAGGCACGTTAGTTGCTTTGTACTGAGCGCCGCCTGTAACGATTGCAGTCTTGTGAGCTTTTGACCATCCTCTGTGGCGAGAGTCAAAAGCATTTTGCATATCCTTTGCCTGCTCAGCAGTTAGACTGCCCGGCACTTCTAAGATACCTGAAGTCTGTGTACCTGAACCAAAGAACTTGGCTGCATAGTTCTCAAGAGCCTTAGCAAGTCCTAGGTTTTCTTTGAGGGCGTCTACGCGAGAGATACCTCTCATGCTGCCCGGTCTTACTACATCAGGAATAAAGAGTAAATCTTCCGAGCTAAGCATCTGGCTTTCGCCTTTTACTTCAAACATGACTCGGCCTAAGCCGTTGCGTCTAATCTCTACATCTATCGGATTTAGTATTACTAGGTTTACTACTTGCCCACTGTCGTTGCGATAAATGCGAATAAAGGTGTTGCCGTCTAAGAGCAGCGAAACGATAGCAGAGCCGTAGAAGGCTTCGCGGGTTGTGTCTACGTCTGGCTTGTTGACCCACGTTGGCTTTGGTCTAAGAGGGTACCTAGCGCCATCCCGACGTATGTATGCGTCCACTGGCAAAGTTGCCAAGGTGTCAGAGATGAGAGAAACAGCGGAAAAGACTGCGTTGACAGTCATTGCGGTTTCAGAGTTTATTGCGGTTCCAGATAGGGACTGTCCAGTTTCGTAGTCACCTGAACCCCAGATAGTTTGAAAGTTTACTTCTCGCTTTTCAAAGAAGTTTCCTAGCATTACTTACGCTCCATAGCGATTCCGAAAAGGAGTGCGGCAGCACCAGCGAGCATCAAGCCAGCGGGTAGCCAAACGATTGCGGCACCGACTGAAATCAAAGCCGCGCCTAAAACCTGCAAAATTATTACTAACATAACCGCCTATACAAATACTTGAGGCACTATTTCTTCCATTCTACCTGCGGTAGCCCTATCGTAAGCAATCACGGCAGCTACGGCAGCGTCAATGCGCCTGTTGGACTTTCTATTTTCTTTTACTATTCGGGGACCTATGCTGTCTATCTTCAAGACAGCGTTATCTAGGTGTCTAGCGACCAAGGGGTCACCAGAGTGTGTCAGCTTGTTATCCATAACCGCATCGAAGAAAGTTGCGGAAGCTTTTACCATTCGGGCGGCAGAAGTAGATGGGAACTCTACAATCGGTAGTCCCATTTCCTCAAGGATTGCCATAGAGCGCTGCCAGCGATAAGGGTCACACGCAACCTCTCGGACTTTAGGGTGCGAGGCGCAGAAAGCGATGATTGTATCTTCTACCTCTGTGATGTTGACTCGCCAGTTGTTGTCGTCGGTAGGCTGCTTCTCCCACGCCTTGATTAGAAACAGGTGAGGTGGGTTATCGCCCTTTTCTACAGTGCAACCGACAAGCACAGTTGTGTCACCACTGAACGAGCCGTCAAAGCCGATAATAAGTTCGTCGTCAGGTGTTATTTCTCGCTCGCCTTCTAGGGCGTCCCATGAGCCAGCCGGAAGCCAAGTCAAGTTGCTTGACACCCACTGGTTGCAGCGCTTGGTACGGAACTCCGCCTCTGGCGTTCTCAATACTGTGCTTTTAAAGTCCTCAATGCTGTTGATATCTCCGTAGCCGGGGTTGGCATCTTCCCATGTCTTAGGGTCTTTATAGTCCGCGTCTGCTTCTGCTTCCCACCACGCCATGAAGAAACGCGGGTCCTCTATCTCACCTCGCGAAACCTTCTGTCCATACTGATAGAGGCTGTAGGCAATTGAGTCCTGCCCTAATTTGTCTGACTTCTGACCAGCAGTTGTGATACAGAACATCGTTGCCATGTTGCCGCGTGCGCCCTGAGCAAGTTGCATTACGTCAAACAGCTCGCGAGTCGGCTGAGCGTGAAGCTCGTCAAAGATGACCATTGTGGGAGACAGCCCCTCTTTAGTAAAGGCTTCGGCAGATAGAACTCGGTAGACCGAACCAGTAGAAGGTATCTCTATCGCGTCTCTGTAAATCTTTGACATCTCAGCAAGCTCAGGTTCGTGTTCTAGCATTTTCTTGGCTTCACCGAATACGATGCGGGCTTGGTCCTTGTCAGCAGCGCAAGAGTAAACCTCACCCCCCCGGGGTCCAGTAAGCAATGACCAGAGTGCTAGTCCGGACGCGAGCGCAGACTTGCCATTCTTTCTAGGCTGACCGACAAGTGAGACTGAGTGCCTAAAGCCATCGCCCTCAGAAGCAAAGGCATTGTCTAGCAAGTTCATCTGCCAAGGTCTAAGGCGCATTGGCGAACCTGCCTTACCTCCGACTGAATCTTTTGTAACTACAGCAAAGGTGTTTATAAAGTCAGACGCCTTCATGCCGTGCGAGCTTGCAAGAGCTTCGTCGGGTACAGGCGTTATCCATCTAGGTGGCCAGTTGGTCATTGGCACTCCACTTATGTTGCAGTTCCTCTAGCTTAGAACGAGCCTTTACCTCGGCGTATCCAAGCTTGGTGCGGTCTGCTGGCGTGAGTCCGAGCTTGCCCATGTTGTTGCTAATCATTACCTCTAAGTCGTGTAGCTGCCTAAACACTCGCCAGTTCTCAGGGTCAGCGTTGGCAACCTGCATAAGCATCTGCCTGCGGTCATGCTGCTCGCAAACCATCTGCAAGAAGTGAGTGTCTGTGCGGCTGCTAATCCACAGCTCGCCCTTCTCAAAGATGGAATCCCATAGCGTTAGCCCTGCTTCGCCTAGGTCACGTAGTGGTGGCACGTACCCTCCCGGTACAGAGATGGTTGCTAGGGCATCAGGAAGCTTGCGCTGTCCGGGGTTTCCTAGCAGTCTCTTTTGCTCGATTGGTTTCGGTGGTCTACCCATGCAAATCAGGCTACCATAAAACTTTAGTTTCGCAGGAATATACGCGACAGCAGCGCCGGGGTGCCTGAAGCTCCGGCAGGTCAAGGCTAGACCCACCCGGGGGGAGTGCCGTGGGGGGTGCTAGGTTGCCGACTGTAGGCAGGTTGCCCGGGTCCTAGGTATGATTACACCGGGGCGCGGTGCTATCGCCTTAGAACGCCGCTCAGAGCCTTAGGGCGTGCCGGGCTACGCCGCGGCAGATACCGGGGCCGGGCTGCCGGGCTGCCGGGTCCGCTTGCCAAGTTGCTTCAGTCGGTGCCGGGGGCAGGTCGCGGCGCGGCAGGCTGCCGGGGTCAGTTCACCGGGCATAGAAAAGCCCCCTAAGCCGTTGGGCCTAGGGGGTTGGGGTGTTTCTATCGGTTGGCTAGTTAGCTCGCGCCTGTTGGTCTTGCAGGACCTCCCGGAGTGCTTTCA